AATTATGGATTCATGGACAATTGGTTATCAGGTTCATTATATTTTCCACAATTAAAAATTAAAAAATTATCACGTGCAGTACAGGTTGGTGCCGAAGGTATTGCACATTATTGTAGAAATATTGCTCGTTTAGTGGTTGGACAAGGTAAATTATATTATAGGTCAGCATCATTTGATGGTACTAATTTCGACCCAAATAATTTAAATAGACCAACTACATTTGTTGATTTAGGTCCAAGAGACGAATTTATTAAAGAAATATGTGTTGACCAAACATTAGACCCCAACTGTTCAGTTGCACGTTCTATTGGACAAAGTTCATATCATGATTTAGGTGAATTATTAGGTTTGGCAATAAATTATCGAATGGATATTGCAGGTGCCGACGGTAGTATAGATTTATTTTTTCAAAATACATCATTTTTTACTGATGAAGTTTTAGATGGTGATATATTACAATTACTTTCAATTAACAATGAAACTGGTATTGAAGGATTTGATTTGGAAAATCCAAGATATGTTGGGTACCAATTCAATCATTTAGACCCTAAATTAAATCAGAATTTCTTCAAGGTAAATGGTGATTATGGTCCTTTACCTGTTACATTAGAATTGAATGAAGATGGTTATAGAATTAGAACATGTTTAAATGAAGGAACACATTATGATTTTAATACACCACCTAATTTAGTTGAAGGAAGATTAACCGAATCTTCACAACCGGTACCATTTTATTTATGGAATAAAAAAGGAGAAGGATTTGGTAATTCAGGTACAGATAAAAATAATCAGTCATGGGATTATAGTACGGTAGAATTACAACCATTACAAGGTATGACATATGGATATAACATAACAGGATTACCTAATAATGATAGTGATCAATACGCATTATTACCAATGACAAATAATAATAGTGGTTTAACAATATCAAATTTGAATATAACTGACCAAGTAGAATTTGAGACTATTTTGAATGTTGATAAAGGACCATTAGAAGACGAAGAATATCCAGGTTTTACTTATTTATATGTTACAGGAGGAACAGTTAACGGTGTTACAGGATTAATTAGTCCTAATGATGCTAATGGTAGTGGTGTTTTATATATAAGAGTTGGACCTGTTGGATATAACTCAATTGATGGTGTTGTTGTAAATGGATGGCAAACAATACAATGGAATACAAATTTCGATATAATATTACCTGAAAGATATGATTATTATAGCGGTAATAACTATAGACAAATTCTTTCTACACCATTTCAATTTTATTTTGGATTGATAGCCGGCAAAACTGGACTTGATAAATTTATTGACCTTTTTGGTCCAAAAGGGGCATTCCCACCAATTAATTAATGGAAGAGAATAAAGAAATAATATTACCAAGTAAAAAATATGCAAATGCTCCTGACCAAGAATTAGATATTAGGTTAGGTTTAGAAACTTCCGAATCATTATTAAGAATCGGTGATAGAGATGTAATATTAGATGTTGCAGATTTATTTAATAGAGAAAGAAATGATAGCATAAACTATAAGATATACGGAAAACTAAGAATGATATTTCGTAATCTTTATACAGGATCAACAAATTATAGTTATTTACAAGAAAGATTATATCTTAATACAGATGGTAGTACTGGTAATTTTGAAGGTGCTTTACCTTATGATGAATTTGCCTTTCTAAGAAGAGATGTTTATAGAGAAGTTAATTTACCAACGTCAGGTTCTGAATTGGGTACATTTACACCTAATATAGTTATTTCAGGTTCAACAGAACATACAACAGTAACACCAATACAAGCTCCATATCAAAATTGGAATTTATATTTAACGTATGTTTATGATCAAGATAGTTCATACCCTATGAATTATACATTATCAGGCGGAACATATGTACCATTTGTTTCAGGTGATGGATTACCATTTAGATTATCATATAGTGGAGGTTCATATTATGAATTAACATCGCCAGTTCAACATGGAATGAATGAGGGAGAATTTATAACAATTTCAGGTACAACATTTCCTATTTCAACTGTAGGTAATGAAATTTATAATTCAGAAAAATATGTAATTAATATTTTAAAATCTGAAGTTTCAACTGGTTTTACATTTAATACAATTAATATCGGAAAAAGATGTTTAGATATTAATGATATAACAGGTTCAACATCACAATATTATGTTCATAAACATAAAACATTAACTGATGTTGATGGATATATAATGGATACGTTAGGTTTTGAATCAACAGTTTTTAGAGATGAAAAAAAATTGTTATATCAAAATGCGGCATTTGTAAATGATGTTGTAGTTGAAAAAAATAGAATGGAATCTGTTTTGTATGATTTTAAAAATCCATTCCAACTTACAGGAATAAAAAATAATTTAGGATATACACCGACAGAAGTCTATGTTTCAGTTTTATTAAAAAATGGAAATGGATATTTTGATTACCCACCAAAAGTTGGTTATAGTTTTCATTTTCATGATACTTGGATTGATGAACATTTTAGTGGAGATACTTCGAAAGAAACGACTTTAACAGGTACTACTTTTACTCATGGAGATTATACTTTTATTAGTGGAGGAACATTAACAACCGGTTCTACATTAGTAGGTGCTTTCGTTGAATATAATCCTAAAGAAATGAAGGAAAGAATAGTTAGTGAAACATATCATAAATTTTTTAATCCAATTAATATTTTTAATTATAATCAAACAGGTTCAACAATTCCAATCAATTCGACAACTAATTTTAGTGGTGCAACTTCAGATAACCCAATTGGTTTAATTTATCAACCACATTATAGAGTTAAATTGAGAGAATTATCTCCATATGTAGAAACGGCAACAACTAACGATATTTTTAATTTACCTGAAAATTGTACGTATGATGCAACGGAAAAAGTTTGGAGATGGAGAGATTTATATGACCATGGTTATATAGATTCAGAAGGTAACGGAACAAATTTTCCTTTTGTAAATAATACTCATTATGTTAATACATTAATTAATTTTTATTTAAGAAATGAATTATTCTATACCAATAAACAAGATGGTTTAACCAACTTTAATAATAAAAAAGTAATAAACTGCTAATGGAAATTTTAAAATCAAATAACGATTTAAATATTATTTTAAATAAAGAAGTTGATTTCCAAACTAACGCAGGTTGGGAAGAAAGTTTAATTGCTTATGAAGATGAGTTATTAAATAAAGTAACAAATCCTATTGAGAATTATGAGACTGTTAGATATATACATAAACCATATGTATCAAGCGGAATTACTCAAACAGATATTTGGTTTTATTTTTATTTTTTAGATAGTTCAAGTGGATATACAAATGGATTGGATTATAGTTTAGTTGGTATCACATCACAAGAAAATGAACATTTATTAAAACAATCAACAGAAAGTTTTTTTAGATTAGAGTTTTATAAAACGCCAGGTATTTTAGATGTTAGTGGAAATACAATCGGATATGAAGCACCAAGTAGAATTAATAGAAAATTAGTATTTGCTAAAAATTTATCATTACCACTTGGTGAAAAGTTTTTTTATACAACTTTAAATGGTTATATCCATGTACCCGTTTTTCAAGGTTCCAATTATGAAAATAAAGAAAATATGTATTTTTTCTGGTTTGCAGATGAATCAGTTTTAACGGAAACAAATTTGAGCGGAACAACAACGGGAAATACATTTTTTATGACTGCAAAATTTTATAACGCCAAAGATGGTAGTATTATAGATTTCACAAATTCGGGATTTACAATTGACCATACTATTAATGAATCAAATGATATGTATTATCAAGTTGATATTGATAAAACAGATTATTCTTATTATGTTTATTCATTCGATGGAACGAAAGGAATTAGAATTGGACAAACATCAAACCCAATTAATTTTTACGAAAAGAGACAATAAAAATGAACAAGACAATATATACCATAACACAAAAAACAATACCAAATGTAACCCTTATATCATTAACGGGTAATACATCTTGGTATGATGCTTTTGGTAATATAGTTGAAGTAACAGGATTTACACCCAATTTAGTTTTTAATGTAACGGGTGGTACTATTGATAGTGGTTATTATATTTGGAACGAACCAATAATGAATCAATGGAATTTGGTAACAGGAGATACACCAACAATTAATTCACAAATTTATGAAGATATAAATTTACCAATATTTTTAGATTCATCTGTAGATGAATTTGGACCTATGGTTGGATTTGATGGAAATATTTTACAAGAAAAATATACCGTAAACTTTTCATATGATATAGATTGTACAACACAAACAATTACAATTTATAACACAACATATTATGGAAATTTAAAACAGGCAATTGAAGCAACATTTACAATTGATTGGGGAGATGGTACTACAAGTAACATTGCAGCAAATGGTAATGTATCAAAAAGTTTCGTAACAGATGGTTCATATGATATTATAATCACAATGGATACACCATTTATTGTTGACCAAGTACAAAAAACAGTTGTTATTGCATGTATAACACCAACTCCAACACCTACTATTACTCCAACTAACACTATGACGGTTACACCAACCCCAAGTGTTACTTTAACGGCTACACCTACAAATACACCAACTAATACATCCACACCTACGGTTACACCAACAAATACTAATACACCAACTAACACTTCGACTGTTACACCTACTAATACTATTACACCAACATCAACTGTTACATCGACAAGTACCAGTACGCCAACACCTACCAATACTATTACACCTACAAACACTTCAACAAGTACCACAACTCCAACACCAACAATTACTGATACTCCTACTAATACTCCAACACCAACAATTACTGATACACCAACTAATACTCCCACTCCTACAATTACGGACACACCAACAAATACACCAACGGTAACACCAACTTTAACTCCAACACCAACAATTACGGATACTCCAACAAGTACACCTACGCCGACTATTACAGATACGCCAACGAATACCCCTACAAATACTAATACTGTAACTCCAAGTAGTACTACAACACCTACACCAACTATTACAGATACACCAACGAATACACCGACTCCAACAATCACCGATACCCCAACTAATACACCAACAAATACACTTACTCCAACACCAACACCTACAAATATATTCAATTGTAAAATTGTAAGAAACAACGGCAAAGATTTATACCAATATGATTATGTAAATAATACTAATACTTTTTTATATGATACTGGTGATGAATATATAGTAGATATTGCTATGACAAGTAGTAAACTTTACACTATGAGTGTGTCACCTAATTTTGGTGATTATTTAACAATTCAAGAATATAATATAAATTCAAATCCATTTACAATTTTGAGTATAGGTACAACTTGGACAATAAATTCAGGAATAACTTTTACCGGTGTAATATCAGGAGTATCATATAATAATGTTGTTTTAACCGATATAACATATTCACAAGGTTTAGAAATTAAAGATTCTAATACATTATTTTTAGGTGGTAATACCATATATGAATTTAATTTAACAACGGGTCTACCAACTCCTGTGTTTACTTTACCTGATTTATTTGATGTAAATCATCCTTCTTTTGTTATAGGCGACATGTTATATAATCAAGTTACGCAAAATATGATGATTTTATATTATTCAAATCCATATGACACATACTATATAGGTATATTTGATACGAATGGTGATTTAATAATACCACAATTGGAATTGAATAATAGTAATGGTTATACAGGAGGTACGTTTAATTACGGAAATGTAGATTATAATATAGCACCATCATCATTATTTGTGAATAATAATTCTTTATATATGATTACAGATTGGGGTAGTGACATTTATAATGTAGATATTAATACATTACAATTAACATATTTAAAAACTATTCCAAGTGATTCAGGTATTACATACACATCGGGAACTGGTCAAATACCTGAATGTATAAACGTTAATTTTTAATAAAAACTATTTAGATATATGGAAGATTTAGGAACCCTTACTTTTACAATACCTATAGATTATAGTGGAAATACTAAAACTATCAATCAACCGTATCTAAATACGTATGAATATTCTACTTCAGGTTTTACTGCAACATCAACAGGATACACATTTGTTGCAATTGGGACAAGTAGATTATCAGAATTAAAACAATATGGTTCAAATAACTATAAACAAGAATTAATTTCAGGTTCTCTTGACGATTTGACTTGGACGGGTTATACTATTGATAGTTTAACATATCAAGATTTTTCGGATGGAACAACTCAAATTACAGGAACGACACCAAACTTCAGATATGATTTAACGGGATATACAATACAAAATGGTATAGAAACAACTTATGGTTATACAAGTGGAAATACAACAAATTTTGCCACTGAATATGTAATAAATCATATGTTAACAAGGGAAGAACATTTCTTAGGTTTTGTAGAACAACCAAGAGTTTATTCTGATATATTTGTTAATAGAGGTAAACAAGGGGTATTAGAAAATAACTTAAGATTAGGTGAAATTGATAATATGGGAGAGTTAAGTATATATGGAAACAAGTATTTTAACATTAAAAAACAATAAGATTTATATTTATAAATAAAAGAAAATGGCAGTAGGATCATATGGAATTATAAGACCGGCGGATGTATCACCTTCAGATGTGGAGATTTTATATCATTTTACAACGGGAAGAACATCTACGGATACACCTATCTTAAAGAAATTGGTATCTGAGGATATTTTAACACCAATCTTTCACAATTCTGACACAACGGATTCATCAACAGCACCTAATAATGAAATATTGGGTGGTTTATATAATTTGAAGTTAAAGGCTTCTGATTTCTCTAACTTAGGGATTTACACATTACATTTAAGACCTAAACAAATTAGAGCGTCAATTACGGATTGTGGAGTTTTAGCTTCACTTCCTTCAGTTAGAGGTTTGGTTATTGATTTATCAAATGTGCCGTCAGTAGATAAAAATAAATTTACACCTCAAGGTTTAGTTGGTTATAGAATTGAATATATTAATTCAGCAACAAATCAAAAAGTACCTAACTTTTATAGAGTTGTAACCTCTTCATTTTATTGTGAACCTGTAGTTTCTAATTTAACAAATACAACAGATAAAGCTGTTAGATATCGTTATAAAGACTCGGCAACAAACTTAATGTTTTTAACTGTAACACCTTCTTCGGCCCCTTCCAGTCGTCCTAATGTAGTTCCTTATATTGGAGAACCAAGTCAAAATATTATTTTAACAAATACGTTTTTCAACCCAACAACTTTGGAAATACAAATGGTTGAACATGATGCGTCAACATTGGCACATGCTCTTTATGGTAATCAAACTAAAGCAATTGCTCCAGGTATTTACACAATCTACGATGAGAATAATAACATCTATAAACAATTTAACTTATATGAAATTAAAGACCAATTTAATAGTACTTTATATGAAGTTAGAGAAGATAGAGGTAATAATATAGATGAGACTTTAAATTTAACTAATATTACAGGATAATGGCAGCAAACACGGTTAGATATAAAGTACCAAGTGCGGCGGCGAATGGAGCACAAACGTTTAGTGATAGTTTAGTCGGAGTTCAAATTACCGATGGTACCAGTCAATTGACTAATACTAACTTTGCTTTAGATAAAGTCATTGTAGAAAAAGATAATAAGAATTTTAAGACTTCACCATTTTCAGATTTTTTAACATTAGATAAATTAAAAATTGAAACAGACGTACCCTCAACAACAGATGGTAGTATTGAAAAAGATGAAAAGATTAAATTTAAAGGTGAAAAAGATGATGCTGGTAAATCTTTATTTGGTTCTTTAGCATCAAGAATACAAGTTTCAATTGGTTTAATTATTAATAAATTCCCTGCTGCTACTTTAGTAGATAGCGAAACAGTTGCGAAACAATTTAATTACACTGCTTCAGGAATTACATATAACAATATTACAGATAATACAGATTTATATATTCAATATTCAACATTATATAATCCTTATGATGTTGTTTTTATTTCACCAAATAGTAACACAATTCCAACCACAAATAATACAATAAGAAATTTTTTCAATTCATATACTAAATATGTAATTGATTATAGTGGTAATACATATGATATTATTAATTATACTGAACCTGATGTTAATTATTTAATTAAATTAAAAGTTAAAGGTAATCCATTCGGTGGTCAAACAATTATAAACGATAATTTTTTAATTAGACCGAATGATGCAATTACTGAAGAGTTTTATAAGAACTTAGATGATTTAGAAAGTTTATTATTAGATAGACAATCAACACCAAGGTTTACCGCAAACTTTAAAGTTCCAAGAGATAGTTTTGATGAATTTACTACAGACATCGTAAATGTTACCACAACATGGCCCACTTCTAAAGATGGATGGAACCCGCAAATTGTTGGATTAGCATACGATAATTATGTAAATCAAATAAGTAGTTTAGCTAATGAGATTGACGATTATAAATCAAATTTAATTATTAGGTTTTTAACATCACCACAATTATTTGAATTTGATACATTAGACCAAAAGGCTCAATCTGTATTTCAATTATATGGTCAATCATTTGATAAAGTAAAAAAATATATTGATAACATTGCCTTCATGAGAAATGTTACATATGATGGTATAGATAATGTGCCTGATTTATTATTAAAAAACTTATCACAAACTTTAGGATTAGATACAATAAATCTTTTTGATGAAAAATCATTAAACGATACATTATATACTAAAACAACAACACAATATAGTACCGATACTGTTGGTAAATCTTTAATAGAATCTGAATATGAATTCTATAGAAGAATATTAACAAATTTAGCGGATTTATATAAAAGAAAAGGAACACGTTCAGCGATAGAATTCTTTTTACAATTTTTAGGGGCACCTGAACAATTGATAAAGATAAATGAATATGTTTATCATGTAACATCTACACCTGATAATTTAAATGTTCAAGAAGACATTTATAATTTAATACAGGGAACTAAAGTTGATACTGTAGTTACTGGATATACAATGGATAATGATTATGATTATACCATTTATGTTAATAGTACAGGATTGACAGATACTACAAGTGGATACACATTTTTAACCGGTTCGATAACAGGTACAACTACATTAACAAGAGACGAATATCCTATTGATTCCAACGGTCTTCCAAGAAAAACAACACATACAGCACAAAGTAGTTCTGATAGTGATGTTTATTTCCAAATGGGTTCAGGTTGGAATGAATTATCATTAGACCACAGATCAAGTAACATCATTGATACTGATTTATCAAGCGGTACTTTTGTAAATGGAGTTTTTCAATTAACAGGAAGAACTAAAACTATTGTAACAAAACCAAAACCATACACTTATGGTGAAGATTATTTTAATAAATTTAGAACTTTACAAGGTTTAGATTATGGATTTGATTTAGAAAATATAATAGATAATAATAAGACCGCTATTGTAGGTGAATATGATTATTTAACTTTAAATAGAAAAAATATTACAATACATCTTTCACCATCTCAAGGAATTGAATATGATGTATATAGACAATCAAGAAATTTAGAATTATCATTTGGTAGTTTGACACCACAAACGGGAGTAACTTATGCTGAATATTTTGATAACATTTTAAACACATTAATAACCAATTCAAATACGTCAAAATATGATAAATCATATACAGGTTTAACAAATGTATTTAATAGTTATATTACAAATACAGGATTTACACCATACAATTTTATT